TTCAGGTGGAGGTAGACCCGGACAATCACCGAGCCGTATACAATTTCTGGCTACCTCGCGGGCCTGTCGGTCAGCAGGGACTTCAAGGCTTGACCGGCTTGCAGGGCGACCCCGGCGAACCCGGCACCACCTACACCCCGTCCATCGGCACTATCGAGACGGTAGACAGCACCTTGGAGGCTACGGCAAGCGTAGAAATCGACGCAGACACAAAGGCGGCGAAGTTCAACTTTGCGTTGCCGAGGGGTGAGGATGGAAAGGACGGATTTGACGGGAATCCGGCAGGTACGATTGCGGCCTTTGCTGGAACAACCCCGCCGATTGGCTATTTGCTTTGCGACGGGCGGGCGGTCAGCAGAACGGACTACGCAGACCTGTTTGCGGTAATCGGAGAAACATACGGCGCAGGAGACGGGAGCACTACATTCAATGTCCCTGACCTGTCTGACAAGTTCCTGCAAGGCGCTGGCATCAATGCGCTCGGCACGGCGATGTCGGCTGGGTTGCCGAATATCGAGGGTGAGATACTCACTACCTCTGATAATAACGCTTCAAAAACGATGCCGATAGCTGGCGCTACTTTTAGTGGAGCGTTTTCGTCAAACAAGACCAAGACAAGCGATTATGTTAACGGTGGAAGCTCGTCTGGCTCTTATCCGAGAAATATTCTTTTTAACGCTTCCGCTTCCAACGCCATCTACGGCAATTCCGACACCGTACAGCCGCCCGCACTGGTGGTAACATTCGTCATCAAAGCGACAAATTACGCTGCCGTACAGCAGAACGCCATTAACGATGCAGTGGTCACCAACGCAAGCACATGGAGCAGCGAGCAGATTGAGAAAAGAATTACAAACGGCGTTGCGGATATTGGCGTTACTGCCGTTGCCTTTAATACAACGGTAGCAACCGGCGACGCTTCTTCAAAATATGTTGTGAGAAACGGTGTTTGCTATGTAACACTTGATTTTACAACCGTAAGCACATCTGTAACTGACAGGGTGTTAGTGACTGGGCTTCCATCGTCTGCACTTCCAATGTCGATAGATGTTTCCCCATACAATGATGTTAGCGGTACTGCCGAAAAAACCGCGGCGTTATTGCTTAGTAAAGCAGGAAATATACAACTGTATAACATCACTTGGAACAGGCGTTATATGTGCAGTTTCAGCTACCCCGTGGCCTAAAAAATCAATATGTCGGGGCATCTACCCCATTGTGAAAAGCGGGGTGGCGGGCAAAAGAAAACCGCCCCAGTCAAGGGGCGGCAGATCAGTGAGAGAGTTTGTAGACCAAGTATTGGTTGAGGCTTACCCCCTCTATGGCGGCGGCTTCTTTCAGAGTTTTATGGAGGCTTCGGGGTATGCGGAGGATAAGTTTTCCACTATATTCCTCCAGTTCCCGCTTTAATTCCTCCAGACTGACGGTAGTCCCGTCGTTGATGGTTTCCGCTTCTGCCAGCATAGCCTTGTCGATTTCGTCAGGCTCTTCTACTGGCAAAGCCGCAAGTTTCTTTTGAAAGTCGGCAGCGTTCATCACTGATACCTCCTGTACTTAATGTTGGTGCGTGTGTCGATTGTTTCCACAATGATAATTTCCCCACCGCTATACGAAAATATTATGCGGTAATGGGCGATTTTGAGACGGTACATATTCTTTGCCCCACCAAGACGAACAATGTCACCGTCAAGGTTTTTCAAGCCCTCCAATGCCTTTTCGAGTTTCTTCCTTGTAGGGGCATCCACCGAGGCGAGATACTTCTGGGGCTGTTTCTCTAATCGCAGTTCCATACAAACTCCCTCCTGATGATATTATGATACTACATATAGTATCTATTGTCAAGAGGAATTTGATAAGTTTTGAAAGGAGGGCGAAAATGCTCTTTACGCCTAACTACACAGTTTCCTACAAAGGGGTGTTTCATCCAGCAGGAAAGCCCTTCGACATTGACCCGAAAGACCGTAACGAGATGGAACGGCATGGCAAGGTAGTGGAGGATAAACCCGCACAGCCGGCCTCCCTGACCGAAAAGACCGAAGCGCCCGCCGTGGAGGATAAGCCCATCAGAAAGGGCGGCAGACCGAGGAAGGTGAGCGCATGACCGTGCTGGAACGCATGAAGCTGCGTATCCCCGAAGAACCCGACGAGGCCGTGTTTCTGGATTGTATTGAGAGCGCCCGTGCCGCAATCCTCAAACGGCGCTTCCCATTCGGCGCTACCGACAAAGACAAGGACGCTTACATGGAGGACGAGCAAAATCTTCTCTACTTGTGCGCTACTGACCTTTATAACCGATCTGGAAGTGAAGGACAATTAAGTCATGTAGAAAACTCAGTAAGCCGCCAATACGAATCTGCGTGGATTTCTGAAAGTCTGCTGTCGAGTATTGTGCCGATGGTGAAAACACTCTGATATTGCATGGGGACAACGGGTAGCTACCGCTGATGTGCCTACATCACATCTAACCCATTCAATATACACCTATGTAGGAGGTTAATATGAGCCATTTTATAGATTTAACTGGGCAAAAATTTGGCAGATGGAATGTGATTCGATACTCGCACCATAGGGGCGGGAAGTCGATATGGGTTTGTCAGTATGACTGCGGAACTGTACGAGAAGTGCAGGGATGCCACATGAGGGCGGGAAGATCGAGGTCTTGTGGATGTTTGGAACACGAACTTTTGATGGAACGCAATACCACTCACGGGAAGAATAAAACGCCTCTGCATTACTTATGGCTTGGCGTAAAAGACAGATGCTACAACAAAAACGACAAAGCCTACAAAAACTATGGTGGCAGAGGAATCACCGTGTGTGACGAATGGAGAACAAATTTCTTGGCGTTTGAATCGTGGGCTTTGAAGAATGGCTATCAAAAAGGCTTGACGCTTGATCGAATTGATAACGAAAAAGGGTATAGTCCTGATAATTGCCGATTTGCTGACAGGATAACGCAAGCGAATAACAAGCGTAGCAATCACAGATTGACTGTAAATGGAAGAACCCAAACGGTCATGCAGTGGGCGAAAGAAATGGGACTCAACGAATCCGTTATACGAAATCGGTTGAAAAGAGGGTGGTCGGAACATGACGCAGTGATGATTCCAGTTAGGACATTCACAAGAGCGCATGATTACAAGACCAATAGAGACAGTTTGGAGGTGGTCGAAAATTCGCAATCTGCTTAGAAACAATCAACCCATCTTTTACCGTCTCTATCTCGGCGAACAAGAGATTCTGGATGAACACGGTAACAGCACTGGAATCTATGCTCCGTCCTACAGTGAGTTGCGTTCCGCCATGCTGACCGTCTCACCAAACAAGGGAAGTTCCGAGGTTGAGCAGTTCGGATCATTGGAAGATTACGATAGAACGATGGTAACATCTGACCCGCACTGTCCGATTGACGAAAACGCTATCCTCTGGGTGGACAATGCTGACACTGACAAAGAGCATAACGCCATTGTAAAACTTGTCGGAAGATGGAAAAATTCCAGTCAGTATGCCATCAAAATGGTAAAGGTGTCCTATGCAAGTCCGGCAAGCGGCGGAGGCGGAGATGATACAGGTGGATAACTTATGGCTGCATGGCAGTTTTGGTGAAGAACTTGTTGGTTTCAACCCTCTAAAAAGTAATTTGTTGGTTGAACAGGCAAATCGCCTTATTGCGGAGATTGAAGGTAGAACGAAAGATGAAAAGGCGTGGGTGATTTCAATCAATGCCGAAAATCAAAGTCAGCCTTAGTAGCAAGTCCATTAACGAGGCGATACGGCAATTGAAGGAGTACCAAAACAGCCTGCCCGTCAAGCTGGAGCGGCTGCGGCAGAGAGTGGCGGACGAACTGGCCGCCGATATGCGCATCGGCTTTAACGGTGCGGAGGGCGAATTTATTCTATATGAAGGATATCAAGTGCCAAGCGTGAGCGTCACCACCGAGAATGACGGAGATGTTACGCTGGTTATCGCCCACGGCAAGGAAGCAGTTTTCATTGAGTTCGGCGCTGGTGTTTACTACAACGCTGGCGGAACGCCCCACGACAGACCGCCCGGAATCGTCAACATTGGCGAGTACGGGAAAGGCTACGGCAAACGGCAGGTGTGGGGGTACTACGACGAGAGCGGGGAACTGAAGCTGACCCACGGTACACCGGCGTCCATGCCCATGTACTACGCCGTACAGCGCATTTTGCCCCGTATCCCGCAGATCGCCAAGGAAGTGTTTGGAGGTGGTGGATAATTGTAGACATTGAAAGTTTCGTGTTCTCGCCTATCGCAACGGTGCTCCGCAACACCTATGACGGAATCGCCGTGACCAGCGAGTACACAGACACACCGGCAAGGTTCCCAGCAGTGACCATCATCGAGACCAGCAACATCGTCCTGCGGCGGATGAGAACCACCAAAATAGAGAACGCCTCGACCATCCTCTTTGAGGTAAATGTTTTTAGTAACAAAGTGGCCGGGGCAAAGCTGCAAGCCCGCGACATCATGGAGACCGTGGACGCGGAGTTTGAAAAGCTGGGCTTTACCCGCACAATGATGTCACCAACGCCTAACCTCGCAGACGCCACCATCTACCGAATTACCGCCCGCTACGAGGGCGTGGTCATGCCAGAATACGGCGTGGACGAGACAGTATACCGAATCTACACAAGTTAATCACACGCCCCGGACGCAGTGGCTCCGGGAAGGACCAGTGGGTCATGGCCGTAAGGCTGTGGCCCGTTTTTATTTTGAAAGGAGAGATACATATGGCTGACGCATTAAGCACTGCTGGCATTACCCTAAACTACGCGGTTGAGACAGTGGCGGGAACACGACCCACTTCCGGGTACACCAAAATCCCCCAGGTAAAGTCCCTTCCCGACCAGAACCAGGAACCCAGCACCCACCAGACCACGCCTTTGGAGGCAAGACGGTATCACACCTACATTCCCGCTCTGCAAGACCCCGGCGGAGCGATGTCCCATCTTGCCAACCTGAACAACGAGTTCTTTGACGCCTGGGAGGAAATGTGCGACGCTTATGACACCGCCGCGTCCGCCGGTATGTCTATGTGGATGATGGTGGACATTCCCGGTCTGAGCAAGAACTGGTACTATCCCGCCATCCCGACCAGGATCGCCTTTGGCGGTGCGGAGGTTGACTCCGTTCTGGAGATCAACGGCTACCTGACCCCCAGCGGAGAGGCCCTTTGGGCAGAGAAGCCGGCCGACGCTACTCCCTAAATCGGTTGACGGCGGGACAGCGTAGTACTGCGTTTCTGATGGCCTTGTCCCCTCAGATTACCGCTTCAACATAAATTTTATCTGACAAGGAGAATGAACATGAAAAACGACAACAGAACCAAGATTACCTTTGACTACGACGGAAAGCCCTATACGCTGGTCTATTCGGCGGATTCTCTGAAGAAGATGGAGCGGGTTTATAAGATCAATTTCCGAGAGGCCAAAGACAGGATTTTTACCTTTGGAGAAGATCTGTTTATCGGCGCGTTCATTGAAAACCACGACGATGTTTCAGAGGAAAAGAGAACAGAAATTTATTCCGCTCTCTGCTCCAAAGTGGATGGTGGAAAAGAGTCTTTAGCGGAAGTGCTTTCCATGATGGTCAAAGAGGCCATTGACGATATGCAGCCGAAGGGAAACGTGTCGTGGAAGGTGGAGCGGAAGGCGTAGAGCCTCTCTCCCCATCTTCCGGGGAACAAAGAGAAGAAAGCATAGCAGACTGGCTGGACGCACTCTGCCCGTTCTACATGACGCGAGGGGTCTCCTGCGAGGAGTTCTGGCACGGCGATTATACCAAACTGAAATACTATGTGGATGCTTATGAGCTGAACCGCCAGAAAAGGAGCGAAGAACTTTGGCTGGCTGGTCTGTATACATACGATGCCGTGGCCGTTGCCATCGGGAACGCCATGCGGGGCAAGAACAAACGCCCGCTGCGGTATGTAGAAGAACCGCTCCGCGTCATCCCGTACACCGAAGAGGAAAAGGCGTACATGGCAGAGCAGGAGCGGCAGAAAGAGATCGAGCAGTTCCGTCAGATGATGGAGAAATGGGAGCGGCAGCAGGAACTAAATGAGCGCTTCCAAAAATGAACCTTGACAACTTCATATTGGGATAGCGGAGATTTTGATTTGCCTTGACAATTTCCGTATGAGTGGTTATACTGTAAACAGAACGAGGGCGCTGTCAGCAGACGGTTAGCCTCGGTGGTTAGTTACAAAAGTAACCGCTTACCTTGGCCGGGGGCGGTTATTTTTGTTTGCTTACAAGAGCAATGATGGCAACGACCAGCATACCAAAGGCAAAAAGCCCCTCATATGTAACCATATGCATCACCTCCTCTCCGTAAGGATCGGAGGACTAACCGCCTGCCGTTTGCGACAGCGCCATTGACAGTATACCACACCGCCTGCCAATTTTCAACATTCCGGTTGACCTCCTTTGGTCTGTAGTGTATGATGGGAAAAAAGGAGGCGGTTGATATGGTCTGTCCGAAATGCCAAAGCGAGCATATCGATGTTCAGGTCTTTCAGGAAAACCGAGGAAGCGAAACGCAGAGTCAGACAAATTTTCAGTTCAAGGAAAAAGGCCACGGCGTTTTGTGGTGGATTTGCATAGGCTGGTGGTATGTCCCGTTTATCAAACTTCCTCTCTGGCTGATAGCGTTCCCGTTCATGGCTGTCATGCGGCTGGGAAGGAAAAAGAAATACCAAGGTTCAGCCACCGGGCGGTCATCCACGCAAAATCAAATTGATTATCGTCGCGTGTTCCTTTGTAAGGACTGCGGACACAGCTGGTACGAATAAAACCGAATCATGAAATTTCCCGCTATCTCAATGTGAGGTAGCGGGATTTTTTGTCGATTAGGTGGTGAAAAAACATGGCGGACGGCGGTGTCATTGACAGCCTTGTTATAGAAATCGGTTCAAAATCAAATACAGCGGCAAAAGACATTGATGAACTGACAACATCTCTTAAAGGACTAAAAGATGTCGCAAAAGGTGGAGCAAATCTGACCGCAGTCAACCGGCAGCTTACAAACCTCAGTACCGCGCTGGAAAATATTTCAAGAAACGCCGCATCACTTGACCGATTGGCTGAAATTATGCGTGGGGTTGGAGGCAGCGCGGCAGGGCTGAACGCCGCGACCAATGCGCTTCATGGCGTTGCCAGAACAGCACGGACGGCCAGCGTTGACTACTCCAGCCTGTCGGAAAAGGTTCGTTCCGTATCTCAGCAGTTTTCGCTTTTATCCCCTTCCATGCAAAAGGCGATTACGTCTGCGGCAAAGTTTGAATCCGCTATGGGTAGTCTTGCTGGCGGGAAAATCGCACCCACTGTCAACCAAGCAAACGCAGCCTTGTACTCCTTATCTGTTGGATTGCAGAAAGCGTCCACAGGCGCAAACCTAAACGAAAAAGAAATCAAGGAGTTAGCGGCGGCGTACGCAGCACTTGGATCGCCGATTCAGAAAGCGGTAAAGGCAAGCACAGACTTCTCCGCTACTTCCAGGAAAACAGCAAGCACCAGCAAGCAGATTGCGGCATCAGCAAAGGAATCCTCCAGCGCGTTTGGTTCAATTAGTCTTGGGATGACAGGGCTGGTCGCCAAACTTGGAGTTTATTACCTGGCATTCAAAAAGCTGTCGGGTGCGATTGCGGGTTGGGTCACATCTTCAAACAAGTACATAGAAAGCACAAACTTGTTTGCCGTCTCTATGGGTAGTTTCTATGACGAGGCGTTTGCCTATGCGGAACTGGTCAACGAGAAGATGGGTATTGACCCCGCCCAATGGATGGACGCGCAGGGTACTTTCATGCTCATGGCAAAGGGCTTTGGAACCGCCAATGAACAGGCGTACAAGCTGAGTAAAGGCCTGACGGAACTGGCCTATGATATATCTTCGCTGAAAAACATCGAAATCGAAGAGGCCATTACAAAACTCCGTTCCGCCTTTGCCGGAGAATTGGAACCGATCCGTGCGCTTGGCCTGTCCATCAGTCAGGCAACCTTGCAGGAATACGCGCTGTCCAAAGGCATTGACGAGGCTGTTACCTCTATGACGGAGCAGGAAAAATCCCTTCTGCGGGCTGTCAAGGTCATGGAGGACGCCACCAGGATTGGGTATGTGGGAGACCTTGCCCGTACGCTGGAAAGTCCGGCCAACGCCATGCGCATTTTAGACCAGCAGGTTACGCAGTTAGGACGATCTCTTGGCAATGTATTCCTTCCGATTCTCACGCAGGTCATTCCGTGGGTTCAAGCATTTACCTCTGTCCTGACCGACGCAATTCAGGCGCTTGCAACACTGGTTGGATTCCAAATGCCGGAGTGGGACTACTCCGACTGGGAAACCGATGATATGGGTTTTGCCGGGGTGGAGGAATCTATCAGCGGTGCAACCGGAGCGGCGAAAGAGTTCAAGCGTCAGCTGATGGGTATCGACGAGCTGACTGTGCTTCAGGAACCGTCTTCTGGTGGCGGAGGCGGCGGAGCTGACCTTTCCGACTGGGCTTCTCAGCTTGAGATACCTACCATTTGGGATGACCAAATGCTGGCGGACATTGAAACAAAGTCTAAGGAACTGGAACAGTATATTAAAGACTTCGCAGAGCGTCTGTTCGATCCGTTCAAGTCTCTGGACTTCTCCATTGCGGCGGGAAATATCCTGGGCTTTTCCGATGCAATTATGGAGCAGTTTAAAGGACTGGACTTTGCATCCGCTATGTGGGCAGTGTGGGATGAGCTGGTCGGTGCTATCGGGGCTGGGGGCAGGCTTGTCACCGAGGTTGTTTCGCCAATATGGGAGGCCATGAACATACCTAAAATGGCGTTGAGCGGCCTGTATGTTGTCAGCGAAGCGTTTAACGCCATAGGTGATGCTGTTCGTTCAGTCACGCCTATGTTCTCTGCTTTGGTTCAGAACGGGGTTGTTCCGATTGCGGAGTGGATCGGGGAACTGGTGTCGGGAACGCTTGTATGGTTTTCGGAACAACTATCAGAAATCGGCGATTGGTTTGAGCGGGTTACACCTCTGGCTACTAAATTCGGAGAAGAGTTTGGAAAATTAGTCGGCAGTGTATGGGCTTTTCTTGAACCGTTTGCAACTGATATTTGGCAGGGTATTCTGCAAACCTTGGAGGGAATGATTGACCTTGTTTTGGCCGTTGAGGAGAGCTGGCTTCAGCTTATTGGAGTCATAACAGAAGACCTCAACCCAGCATGGGAACGGTTTGAGGAAATCATAACCCCCATCGCCGAATTTGTGGACGGCGTTCTGACCGATGTGTTTGACAACATTCTCGCTCCAGTTCTGGATTACCTGTCCGGAACGGTTGTCCCCACGCTGGCTGACACGCTGGAAAATCTGTGGACAAATGTTCTCGTGCCGCTCGGAACATTTGTTGGTGATGTTTTGGAACCCGTGTTCAAGGTGCTGAGCGATGCTTTGACCTTCCTCTGGCAGAACGTAATTATGCCGCTGGCTGACTTCATCGGCAGCACGTTTGCAAAAGCCTTTGAAAGCATATCAAAAATACTTAATGAAACTGTTATCCCAATTGTTCACGGGGTAATCGATGTCATCTCTTGGCTTTGGAACAATATTCTTTCCCCGGTAGTGAACTTCCTGTGGGACGTGTTTGGCCCGGCATTTGAGGAAGTATTTAAGGCAATAGGCGGAGTGATTGACGGCGTCAGCAAAACCATTCAGGGATTGATGGATTTTATTACGGGCGTTTTTACTCTAGACTGGGAACTGGCGTGGCAGGGTGTTGTTAATATCTTTTCTGGCATTTGGGATACGCTTTCATCTGTCATTAAAGCACCGCTGAACGCTGTGATCGCTATTATCGAGGGGCTTATTAATAAAGTAATTGATGGATGGAACGCACTAAAGCGAAGCATTAATTCTTTGTCAATTGCTGTTCCGGAATGGCTTGGCGGGGGAACGGTAGGCTTCAACCTAAAAATGAGCAATCCGATTTCCATACCGCGACTCGCCGAAGGCGGCTTCCCAGCACAAGGCGAGATGTTCATCGCCCGCGAGGCGGGGCCGGAGCTTGTAGGACAGATTGGGAACCGGACGGCGGTGGCGAACAACGACCAGATTGTGCAGGGAATAACAGCGGGCGTTGAGGTTGCAAACGAGGATGTGGTTAATGCCGTCATGGCGATTGGCAGGATGATTGTTCAGGCCATTCAGGAAAGCGATGGAACGCCGGTCTATATTGACGGGCAGAGGCTTACAACATCGCAAAACCAGCGAAACCGAATGTACGGCAAAACGCTACAAAACGTGTAAAGGAGGGGACGGCATTGGTTCTTGAAATCTATTCGGAAGCAACGGGAGAATGGATTGATATTGTCCCCTACATTGCCTATCAGGGATTCCAATGGCAGAGGTCAGACTTGGATGGCCCTGGTGCTGGTCGTGACCTGACGGGGTATTTGAGGAGAAACCGGATAGCGTCTAAGCGGAGGCTGGATGTGACCTGCCGCCCGCTGAAAAGCAGCGAGGCCAGTGTTGTTCTGACGGCCATCATGCCGGAATGGGTTACGGTGCGATACTACGATGTGCAAGAGGGTCAGGTCGTAACCCGCGAGATGTATTCCAACAATCACCCGGCCAGCTATTTGCAAAAGCATCCCAACGGAGACGAGTGGTGGGGAGGAATAACCTTTCCCCTGATTGAGAAGTGAGTATGGAGTATTACGTTGATATTGGCGGCGTTACATACGGCATGGGCGATATCGAGTCGGTGAACATTGAACAACCGCTTTTTGACAAGCTGTCGGTCGGAAATGCGTGTTCCGCAAAACTGACCATTGTATTTTGGGAGATAACCACCGTGCCTCGCATGGCAAAAATTACGCCTTATGCGCGCATGAAGTCTACAGACGCATGGGTCAAGCAGGGCGAGTTTTACGCGGATACCCGCAGCCTGCAAGACGGAAAGATGACGATTGTTGCATACGATGCCATGCTGAAAGGTGAGATTGTATGGTATCCGTCGCAGCATTTGGTGTTTCCTATGAGCATGCCAAATGCCGTAAACGAGATTGCAAGTCTGATGGGCGTTGAGATTGACAGCAGAACCGTTATCAATCCGTCTTACACCATCGATTATCCAGCCAACGATTACACGCTGCGGGATGTGCTCCGGTATATCGCGGCGGCGCATGCGGGAAACTGGATTGTGACAATGGAAGGAAAGCTTCTTCTGGTTCCGCTCTTCGCCTCCATGCCGACGGAAACAAACTATCTGATTACAGAATATGGAAGCGCAATTACGTTTGGAGGAACGAGGATTCTTGTATGAATAATAAACATTATCTAGGGAAACAAGTTTCATCGTTTGAAGAATATGAAACACTTGGGCCGATTACAGGCGTGACGCTGCTGGCAGATGATGAAAACGCCATTATAGCAGGCAATGACAGTGGATATATGCTTGAAATGGAGTGTCCATATGCTACCCAGGCAATGGCGAATAATATTTTGGCTGCGCTTCGCGGGGAAACTTATAAAGGGTATCGAGCTGGAGATGCACCGCTTGACATGACTGCGGAACTCGGAGACGGGATAACCGTAAATGGGCTGTACTCTCTTTTGGCTTACCGGAATCTAACCTTCGGGCCGGGACACATGTCGGAAATCGCCGCACCCGGAGAAAGCGAGTTAGAGCATGAGTATCCATACATCAGCTCCACTCAACGCGAGTTAAACCGGAAGATTGCAACCACGCGTTCCATGATTACAAAAACCGCCGAAGAAATCCGGCTTGAAATTCAGAATGAAGTAGACGGGTTATCATCCTCTATAACGCAGACTGCCAACAGCTTGTCGGCAAGGATTACTTCTACAGATGGACGTGTGGCGTCGCTGGACGCGGATTTGGACAAGATTGCAACGCGGGTGACAAATGCTGAAGGTAATCTGTCTACTATTGAACAATATGCAAAAGGAATCACGCTTTCGGTTCAATCTAACAGTGACACATCCAGTACAATTTCCCTGACTTCTGGTGGAACGCAGATTAGCAGCGCGGAAATAAAATTCACCGGAGTCGTTACTTTCAACGACTTGAAGAATACGACCACAACAATCATTAATGGAGGGGCCATACAGGCAGAAACAGTCACAGCTTCTCAAATAAAGGCAGACGCAATCACATTAGATAAACTAGATTTGGATGACACATTAAAAGTGCTGACGTTTTTATTCCCTGAAGGTGTTTGGCCTCCGGTTCCATCTGGCGGATACATTGCATCTTCTTTGTATTTCACAACGGATAATTTCAAAGAAGTGTACGCAAACGGTCTGTATGGGAAAAGCTCCTCAGACAGTTTTGGTAATGTTCCGATTGGATTTTATGACAGCGACAATGACAGACACATAAATGGGACATTAACATCTTCAAACGATTCTATAAAGTTACGTTCATCGTCGAACGCAGGCATTGAGTTTTCGACTCAAAATGCGGATATTTTTTTAGAAGCTTCTGCTGGAGCGTTGCCGGCGTGTTCCATTCAGCTTGTTAAAAACAATAAAGGAATAAAAATAGAAGGGAATTTATATCCGGGTTCGTCAGCAGCATATAACTTAGGCGCAACAATTAACGGAAATATATATTATTGGGAAGACGCCTATATTAAAAATTATCCCTCAACATCGTCCGATTTAAATCGGAAGACACAAATTATCCGTGGATTGGAAAATTATGATGAATTTTTTGACAAGCTTCAGCCTATCAGCTTTATATTAAAAGATGGGACATCCGGCAGACGACATCTAGGGTTTGGCGCACAAGATGTTGAATTTGCTTTAGCTGAATGCGGACTTACCAACATGGATTTTGGAGGGGTGGTAAAAAGCGTTTCTGCCGACGGGGATGCTTCTTATGCCTTGCGGTATGGAGAATTTATTCCTATCCTTGCGTGGCAAATTCAGCAACTAAAAAAAAGAGTAAACGAACTTGAAAAAATAATGATATAAGGGGGGAGTCTGAATGGAAAATGCAAAAAAAGAATTGGAACATGTAATTGCTATTCTAGCTTCCTTATCTGTGTCTGGGGATGCGGTAGAAGCAATCGCAGCATCCAAAGCAAAAATCAGAACGGTGATACGTATTTTAAGCGAAAGCGAAAAGGAGAACCCAAATGGCTGACAAAGCAATTGGAGATCTTCCGCAGGCAGCATCTGTAAATGATGACTCCCTTTTAGCTGTAGAGCAACAGGGGATTGCAATGAAGATGACCGGCGCACAATTTAAGCAATTTGCCCGGCAAGCGGCAGATCCATATGTCCAAATAGCGGTTCAAGCCGCTCAAGACGCGGAATCGGCAAGAGATTCTATTGTTTTAGACGAAGAACAGCTTGCCCAGGCAGTAGCCGACGCAGATGGCAGTGCCGAATTGGCGGCTCTAAGTGAAGCCGCAGCAGCTAATAGTGCGCTTTTATCGGAAAGCTGGGCCATAGGCGGTACTGGAATTCGCGAGGAAGAAGACGTAAACAACTCCAAGTATTGGGCTGATAAGGCGCAGGCGGAAGCCGACCGGGCAAGTGTTCCCGCACTGGAAGGCGTATATAATATTATTTTGGTTGACCGCATTACTCTGCAAAAATATGCCCTATTGGTAGAAGGGAAACGCTTGAAAATACTAGGTGTGTCCGATGAATTTACAGAAACGGAAATGACACTAATCGATGTGCAGACAGGGCTTTCGTACAACGTCGTTGTGGATAACGGCGAAATTGGAATTGAGGAGGTGTAATTTGTGGCGATAGGAGATAAATTTTCAACAGTAATGGACTGGGAAAAAGGTGTTGCAGGTGGAATTGCCACTCTGGATGGAAATGGGGTGCTTTCTCAAACACAACGCCCCACCCCGGCCGATATCGGGGCGCTTGCCCTTCCGTCAAGCCTTGGCGCCGACGCCTCCCTTGACGAAGTACTGGATCCCGGAATGCATACCGGCACCTTTTCGAGCGCGGATGCGGCCACAGCCTGCGGCGCGCCGATGTACGCCGTCTGCTACAGCCTGCTGGTGGAAAGAACAGGACTCTGGAACGGAAACGGCGCAAAACAGACCTTCACATCTCATTGGGAAGGCAGCCGCACCTTTATCCGCACCCAGGTAGCCTCCGGCTCTACCCGCGTGTGGACCGACTGGGTGGAGGTGTATACCTCGGGGAATCTCACCTTCCACCCGGCGAACATTGAGCTGACGCCGCCCAGCACGTACGGGAACGGCGGGTTTATCGATTTTCACCATCCGCAGGGCGAATCGACCGATTACACCAGCCGGATTATCGAACAGTCGCCCGGAAGGCTGGTAATATCGGCGCCAAACGGCGTGCAGCTTAACCACCAGCTTGTCCTGCCGGGAAACCAGTATTATGAAGTCCCCACAGAGGAAGAAGCTCCGCTGGAAAGCGCCCTGGAACTGAACAATTCCGATATTACCGGCCTCAATGCCCTGTATTTCAAAGACGCCACAACCGGCTGCGAAGGGATTAACTTTACGAGAAACGCGACCATGTACGACACCTTGAACGCTTCCGCCGGAAAGCTGTATTTTAACCCGGGACGGAATTTGAACGAAAACGGCACCCCCTATGAGGTCTATCACGCGGGAAACGCGGGCGTTGGCGGCGCGCTGCCGGTGCAGAATACCACCGTTTCTTTGCTGGACGGCTTTACCTTACAGGCCGGCCTTTACGAGTGCCACGACACAAACAAAACCATTTTAGGCACAACCTCGAAATACTGGTATGTTTTAAGCATGCCCTCTTCCGACAAAAAGCAGGCGGCCTTCCAGGTGTGGATGCCCTACGCCTGGGCGATTGGAGGGACGGCACGGCTGTTTTTGCGCAAGCAGACGGCAAACGAAACCTGGGGCGATTTTTGCGAGGTGTATACCACCGCCAATAACGGCGGCGTGTATACCGGGACGTATACGGGGAATGCAAACTCCACACAAGAAATATCCCTTGGTTTTCAACCAATGGCTGTTATTGTTTCATATGCGAACGGAATAGGCCTTGCATTTCCTAACGCGCAATATTCAACAACAAGCGGTACGCTTATTCAAGTAACAGCCGCTGGGTTTACCGCTGGCGTTGATTGCAACACAAACGGCGTCACCTACAAATACATCGCCTGGCGCTAAAGGAGGGGAAGAAGATGGTACTTTTGCACAAGGAAACCCATGCCGCGCAGTCGCAGCCGTGGCGGGAGGAAAACTGGATGGGCGAGGATTGGCTCATCGTTCCGGAGGAGTTTGAGGAGGCGGTGCTGACAAACGCCCCCTATCTTGAATACACCCTTTCGGAGGAGGGGGAGCTTATCGGCATAACCCCCACAAAGAGGCCCGCGCCCGAAAAAAGCGAGCTGGAAGTCTTAAGAGAAACGGTCGACATGCTGGTTTTGGAAGCTTTGGGAGGTGGCATGGATGTTTGAAACACTGAAAAGGCTCTATAAGGAAGGAAAGCTTGATATAGCCGGCCTTTCCCGCGCGGTGGGAAAGGGCTGGATATCAGAGGCGGAGTATGAAGCCATTGCTTTTGAAAGCGGGGAGAGCGTATGACGGAGGCAATCATTGTCGCCCTTGTCACAGCCGGGGCGTCGGTGTTATGCCAGGCGATGATAAGCAAGCGGTCAAGCGACCTGCTGCAATACCGCATCGGGCAGCTGGAAGAGAAAATGACAAAGCACAATAATCTGGTCGAGCGGATGGCGCTGGTGGAACGGGATATGAAAGCGGTTTTCCGGGTGCTCGACCAAATCCCAAAGGAAGGGAGGCGAGAACATGAACAAAATTAACTGGCGCGTGCGGCTGAAAAACAAGGCCTTTTGGGTTGCCCTTATCCCGGCTCTTTTGCTGCTTATCCAGGCCGGAGCCGCTATTTTCGGCATAACGCTCGATTTAAGCGCCCTTGGCGGAAAGCTGCTGGATGCCGCGAACGCTCTTTTCTGTGTGCTGGCAATCCTCGGCATTGTGACCGACCCGACCACGGCCGGGATTTCCGACAGTGCGCAGGCGATGACCTATGACGAACCGAAAAAATAATAAAAGAAAGGAAGCGCTAAAATGGAAAAGCTGAATCTGAATGACTACAGAGAGGAAATCCTTTCGATTGCCGAGGCAAACCACGTGGAGGAGCACATTGCCCGCGACATGTTTGCGGCAAACATCCGCACGGGCGGCGAGGGGCAGTATTACTACGCCGGGGCCGAGCAGGTGGACTACGCCGCGCTGAAGGAAGCGTGGGACGCGCTTGACGAAACGGCGCAGGCCGCTATTCTGCTGGCTTATGAGGGCTCTGCCGGGCTGCGGAAGTAAAAACAATGGTCTATTACAACCAGCGCGACTACGCGCATCTTCCATACCCTTCTCCCACGCTGCCCTCTGCCACGGTGGCCTCCGGAGGCTGCGGGGTGTGCTGTGCTTCCATGCTGGTGGAAAACCTTCTGAAAGGGACAAGCTTCCCTCCGGCCGAGGCGGTTTTAGCGGCGCAAAGCTCCGGGGCGAGAGTAACAGGCGGGACGGACATGCGGGTTTTCGCGAAGGATTTATGCCAGCGCTTCCCGATGAAATTTCAGGAGACGACAAGCCTTGACGCGGTGCTTTCCTCCATGCGGTATGGCGGAGCGATGGCGATAGCCAACACGAAGGGCAACGTGGGAAGCTACAAGGGCCTTTTTTCCGACTCGGGGCATTATGTGGTGCTTGCGGCGGTGGGCGAAAGCTATGTCACCGTGCTCGACCCTTATTTATACCCCGGCAAATTCGACAAGGCGTGGCGGAAAAGCAAGGTGCGGCTTTTGGGGAACGAGGCCTATGTTTTACCGGATGATTTAGAGGCCGACTGCAAGCGGTATTTTCTCTTCTGGCCGACAAGAAAGGAGGAAAAGACGATGGATGTCAAAGACACAAGCGTGAAGGTGGGAGAAAAGAACGTACCGGCAAAGCTGATTGACGGCGTGACGTATGCCTCGCTGCGGCCCCTTGTGGAGGCGCTAAAGGAAGGCCTTGCCGTCACATGGACAAAGGAAGAAGGGGCCGGAGTGAGGCTTTGAGGATTCTTAAGTTGATTTGAATTTTTCTAAATATTTAAAAGTTTACAGGCTGGGGCTAAATAGGGCTACCGCTGGGGCAATCTGTTTGAAAGCGGTGAAGCCTGTGAATATTCAACATAAAACCATACGAGCAGACCTTAGTGCTATGGCTCCCAAACGAGCGGTCGCCTATATAGAATCATTCGAACTACCCACGGAAGAGGCGCAATGCTTGATAGAATGTGATGTGCGCAAAAAGTCGCATATACAAGTATCAAATATGTTGCACTTTTCGCCGGAAACGGTAAAAAAAAGAAAAAAATCTGCGTATACAAAGATAGCAGATTCTTTGAACCATTCGTAACCATTTGAGAACCATTCAGAGGACTTTTCTAAGCCTTTTGGATGGTTCTTTTTTTGTTATCATTAACCTGCAAAAACAAGAAATAAAAAGGAGGGCATGTGATGGCATATCCAATCTATCAGCCACTTGGGAATTTTGCCTATCAGCAGCCGCAGTATCAGCCGTATCAGCCCTTAAAATTTGAACAACAGCCCATACAGCAAGCTTCATCTTCGGCTTCTGTGCAACCCATGCCAATCCCTTCACAGCAGGCATCCGGAATAATTATGCGTCCTGTGACATCACGAGCCGAAGCCGTGGCAAGCCAGATACAGTTTGACGGCTCTACGTCATATTTTATCAATACGTCAAACAACGAGATATATTCAAAAACGTTTAATTTTTCCGACGGCACAGCGCCGCTTGTGACTTATGTGCGCGAATCGGAACCGGCGCCAGCTGTCCGATATGCAACAATAGACGATTTAACTGCGTTACGGGAAGAACTTATGTCAAAACCCAAAAAGGCGGTGAAGAAAGATGATGCGGATGAATAATCCTATGAATCCAATTTCTCAGTTGGCGCAGCGGATGAATATGCTGACGCAGGCCAACGCTCAGGCAAGACAGTTTCAGCAAATGTTCCAGGCAAAGACCCCAGAGGAAAAACAGAAGTTTTTGGAAAATATGTGTGCGGAACGCGGCACAACGGTTGAAGACTTTGCCCGGTCATTGGGCATTACAATTCCGAGCAATAGATAAGCCCCCGCAAAAGCGGAGGCTAAAGATTATGCTCTTTTCTTAACCTTAGTAGTTATGGCGTCAACAGTATTCCAGCCTAATTTCTTTACTCGCATGTGGAAAATTCTTTTGTCTACTCCGTAGATTTCAAGCCATTCTGAAAGCGGTTTTGTTTCAGAACCGATTGTAACAAACTTTGTCACCTCTCTGTTCCGTGATTGATCTTTTAGAGTTGCCCATCTACAGTTGTCTGGGCTATAACCCTTGTTGTTGTCTATTCTATCAAGAGTCCTTCCGTTTCGAGATTTTCCGTTGGTTATTTCAGCCCATTCAATAAAGTTAACTGGATTTTTCCATTCTTCGCATACCGTTATTCCTCGACCGCCATATCTCTTGTAGTTATGATGCTTTTCGTTATAGCACCGTTGCATCATGCTCCACCATCCGTGGTAATACTCACTGTTACCTTTTCGGTGAGTCACTTTGCTTTCCCATCTTGTGCAACCGCATGACTTTTTGTGTCCACCAATTACGCGGGATGGATATGACAAAAACTGGTTTCCACACTTGCACTCAAATATCCATTTCCCGCCATCCCCCAAACCAACGGGGGTGACGTTCCACTGAGTTTTCCCAATATAATCTTGTATTTTATATTTTCCCATTTCTACCTCGCACATAGAAATGCCGCCCACAGGCGCAGATAGTGCGAGTACCTGCAAAAATCCCGTGAACGGCAAAATGATTATAGCATAGCAACCTCGCACGTTACAACTATATTTTACCATATATAGAACAAATGTGCAAGTATATTTCAGGAGCGTACGGCCTGATATATAAATAAATTATTTGAAAAGAGGTATTAAGTATGAGTGAAAATAGCGGTGATCTCAGCCTTGGTTACATGATGGGCCAGAATGACAGCGGTAGCCGCAACGGGAACGGCATGTTTGGTGGCGGCGGCATCTATGACTTGCTGGCTCTCGCGCTGGTGTTTGGCGCTTGGGGCGGAGGTGGTTTCGGCTTCGGCGGCTTTGGAGGCGGTGGTGGTGCCGGCCTTCAGGGTATGGCCACCAGAGCGGACGTAAACGAGGCGTTTGCTTTGAACGGCATTGAAAACGGCATCCGTGGTATCCAGCAGGGCATTTGTGACAGCACGTATGGTATCACCAATACCGTAAACACCGGCTTCAACAGCCTGTCCTCCCAGCTGGCTTCCTGCTGCTGTGACAATCGGGCGGCTACGGCTGACTTGAAGTACAGCATCGGCTCGGAGTTCTGCGCTCTGGGCAACACCATTCAGAACGGTTTCCGTGATGTAATTGAAGCGGGAAACGCCAATTACCGCAGCCTGTTTGACTTTATGGTAAATGAAAAGCTGGCGTCCAAGGACGCGCAGATTGCGCAGCTCCAGAACCAGGTGAGCCAGAGCAATCAGACCGCAGCGTTCCGGGCGGCCATCGACGCTTCCACTGCCGAGATCATCCGGCGCACTGGTAATGACTGCCCCACTCCCGCTTACTGGGTGAGCCCTCCCACGCCGGTACAGGTTCCCTATCAGGGCGGCTGCGGCTGTGGCTGCTAACTTGTAACCACTTTCAACCAACTTGCAACGACCATTCCCCGATAACGGGTGAGACATTATCGGGGCGGCGTCAAAATTTGGCGTCGCCCCTGACTTTTAAGGAGATGACATTATGTGCAGATACAATAACAAGTGCGGCAAGCTCTGTGACCACTTTGTAGTGACCACTGCCGTGGCCTTTGCGGACGGAACACTGACGCTGACTCTGCCTGACGATGTGACCTATTCCAACGGTGAGAAGTATTGCATCGTCATCGGGCAGACCATCCCGGACACGACCACCCTCAACGCCCCTGTTGTGGCCGTCATCGGTGCCGGCACCACGGAGTTCCCGCTGCTGACCCGCTGCGGCGCCCCCGTGGTGGCCCAGCAGGTAGGCACCCGGCGCAAATACCCCGTTTATGTGACCACCACCGCCACTGGCGGCACGTTTAAGATGCTGTGCGACCTTCCCCGCGTGGAGACCACCACCTTGAACGCCCTGAATGAAGCGTAAGGGGGTGTAAACATGAATGCTGGTATGAAGATGCTGATGCTGACCAACGCCCGTGGCGGGCGCTCTGGAGGCCGTATGGAGGCCCTGAAAGACAACTACGCCCGGATGGGATACGACGGCGCTGGGGGCAGCTACGACGCGGAAAGCCGGTACCGTGACCGCCGGGGAAGGGAGCATTACGACAATGGCCGATTCGCTCCCCGCAACAACATGGGATACGGTGAAATGGAAAGTAACTATGGTCGCTCTGAGATGGGCGGGGGGCGTGAACATGAACGTATGGAGATGGGATACCGCCCTTCCCCGGACAGCGCGGAAGGGGGTGAGCGGATGAACCAGATCGGATTCCGCGCCGGTCCGGAGATAGGCAGCAATTACCGTATGGATGCTGGCTATCAGGGAAACAACGAAGTTGAGTATAGAACATCTCCTGTAAGTGTAGGCCGAACAGAAAACGCTCTGAAGCTTACCAGGTGGATGGCAGATGAGTGGATGGCACAAATCCAAAATGAGGACGGAACCCATGGGCCTCACTGGACATTAGAACAAACAAAACAAGTCATGGCTCAAAAGGGCGCAAAAATTGATCCTTTAGAGTTCTGGGTAATACTCAACAGTATGTACGCTGATTACTGTAAGGTATTAAAAAAGTACGGTGTGGGCGACAAACTGGACTTGTATGTTGACATGGCCAAAGCATTTATAGAAGACAAAGACGCTGGGGAAGGGAAAGTAGTAAAGTATTTTGAAAATATTGTGAGAAAATAATTAAATGCTATTGCTACTGCGTTGCTACTCACTCTTTGCGGCGTCAATGCAAAAAATAAAACAAAAAACCTGAAATCCCTTGATTTTTCTAGGGATTTCAGGTTTTCTTTTGGTCCGAGTGTGGAGATTCGAACTCCAGGCCTCTTGAACCCCATTCAAAACAATATAGACACAGGCAAAAAAATCAGCTTTTTAACAAGCATTAAAATCCCTAGAAAAATCAGGGGATTTAAGCTTTTTTTCATATTTTCCCAGAAGTAAAAAGTTGTATAAAATAATAAAAAAAAGCGTCCTATTGCTACTCTGGTTGCTACTTATTTTGCTTCAAATTTTATCTGTAATTCTTCTTAAGTCTTCAATATTGACGTCCTGATAATAGCGGAGCATTTCTTCTGAGGCATGGCCGATTAGCTCCAGCTTATCCTTTGACGGCGCGTCCACTTTTTTCATAAGTGTGCTGAAGGTGTGGCGGCACGAGTGAGGGGTGTATTTGTGTCTTTTTACTCCTCCGGCGATTTCAACAATAGGATTGTCTATTCCAATTTCTTCTAATGCTGGATAGAAGAAATCTTCTGTAAATGTCCTCAACTTGAGCTGTTCTCCCTCTTTGTCACAAAAAACATATCCTTCCGTTTTATGCCCAATTATCTGTTTAACGTATTCCTGTATTTTGGGAGAAATTGTGACCACGCGGTTTGTCCCGGCACTTGTTTTTCCACCGCCGGTAAAACACTGCCGCTCTCTGTCGTATCTGTCTACCGTCAATGCCAGCGCTTCTGAAGGGCGAAACCCCAAATATATCAGACAATAGATATAGTCCGCATAATCCACGGTTCCAACCGCTTTTTTTATTTGCTCTATTTGCTTATTTGAAAAAGATTCTCTGTGTGCGGATTTTTCTCCGCCAACAACAAGAAATTGTGCAAGATTTAAGTTGTTGGGAATAGAATTTCTTGGTATCCCGTATTTATATACAAGCCCGCACATAGCCTTCATGTTTTCTTGCGTGCGCTTCCCCTTCCCGCAGTTGTCCACACAGTCTTGCAGATCGTCAATGTCTATATCAATCATAGGAGAATACCAAACAGGTGTAAAATACTTAAATGCCGCTTTATAACAATCCATAGTTGATTTCCCCGCGCGGTGGGTGGGAAACCATTTTTCATATAGCTCACGAAAAGTAATCTGCTGCTTCTTTTTTGTGTCTACAACTGGTTCATTCATGAGTTGAGGTATTGCTGCTACAGCCTCTTTCATTTTAGTAAATGTCGCTGAATGAGTTTTTTTTCTTCGCTTCCCATTCTCGTCTATATAATATCCAAGAATGACAACAGCCTTATACTTCCCGTTAGGTAACTTATAAATGCTTCCTTGCCCATTCCCTCGTTTTTTTACAGATCGACTTCTTTCCTGGGAAGCGCCGCACTGGCAGCAAAAGGGGGCATCGGGGACATTCTTTTTGCATTTGATACAGACCATAAGACAGCACTCCGGAATTTATGGTTAATCGATATCGCCCATGTATTTATCTAAAATTTTTGATTTACGCATGTTTTCGGCGCGCAGATATTCGACCTCACCATACAAATGAGATATCTGTTTAAGCAGATGGTCAAGCTTGCGTTGGTTTTCCTCTCGGATAGTCTGCATTTCTGCCTGATAGGACGAATGGATATTGTCAAGTGCCGTGCGGTAATCTTGGTTATCGTTTAAAGCGCGTTCCAATTCGAGCATAGCCTCTTCGACCTTTCGCTCGTCTGCCGGGTATTCCTCTAAAAAGGCCATATAGCACGGATATTGATTTGAAGAACCGATAATAACATCTTCTATAAGCCGCGCTGTTTCACGCATGATATCCTGATCTGCATGCTGTGCCATGATGCGTTCCACGGTTTTCAGAGATATGCCGGAGCGTTCAGACACCTCCTGATTGGACAGCCCGGCAACATCTTTCATATCGCGCATATACTCACACCACCGCGTCAAAGGCATAGCCGAGGTACGCGGACCGTCACACTTGAGCCCTTTATACTCGCAATTAAGGCACCTATTATACGGTTTTTTCTCTAAGCTTATCTGTTTTTTCACTGTATTCAGCCCCCATTTGCACAATAATACGGTGAAACCGCTGTTTGTGCGCGGCGACATAGCCGCATTTTTCGCAAAAAATCCAGTACACTGCGCTGTAATTTTTTGGTGTGTTGTGGTAGGCTGTAATCAGCCCCAGCAGTAGCCCGCCGGGTGTTGAGTTTGGCGACTGTCGCACCCGGCGGGTCGAACCCAAAACGCGATTGCTTACGGAGTGGCGACCTCCGTATTGCAATAGACCTTCTCCTTTTTCTCCTTTTCCTCCTTCCTCTGTCGAGAGCCGCCGTATGCCGTGTGAGGATGGCTGCGGCGGAAACTCGATAGGGAATGCGCACAGTACATGAACCGCCACCCGGCGGAGGATCACATAAGGAGTATATAGACGATGATGACCACGATGCAGACCGTACAGGAACAAATTGAGGACTGTTCGGGCAGAAAAGAGTTGTTGGAACAGGCGTTTGATGTTATAATGGACTTAACACGAGAAGAAAAAGAAGAACTTCTGAAAATGTGGAAAGCAGGTAAAATATGTTCCAAACGAAAAATCAGTTGAGGCGCGAAATCAGACGGCTTGAGGCTGAACTTTCCGAAGCAAAAAACGACCTTAAATGCAAGGTTATGATTGAAACCGCCGATTTGCCTAAATGTAAAAGCAAGGCTTGTTTCTCCTGCAAACACATAGTTTTCAGACATAGCCCTTTTAACAGCCACACGGTTTATCTTGTTGGCTGCGGGAAAGACCTGGATTGTCCTGATTTCACCCCAGACAGCACGAACAAACTACCTGTTGACCAATGCCTTGAAGCGCTACAAAAAGACTTGCAAGTGCTATCGCCGTTGTAATGGCATAAGGAACCCAAAACGAAAACAAGTCCCTGCGGCGTTGTTCTACATAGGCTCGGCCAAGAATAGTGATCCTATAATAGCTTGGCCCTGCTTTCCAACCGCCTTTTCCGTCTTCTACATCGCTGGTTTGAACGAACTCAATAAGCTTGTCAGCCAGAAGAAATGATGCGATCCGGTTTATGGTATTTGGATTTTGATGACCTGTAAAATCATTGACCTCATCTATAGTCATGGTTTCCACTTTATAAAACTCTTTGAGTAAATCATATGATTTTTTATCTGTCATTTGGCCCTCCTCTTCTTCATGAGGCGGGCCACTTCTAATATAGCGGCACGCTCATCATAGTCGGCTTCATCCCAAATCTCACGAAGCTCTTTTGTGACTTCATCTTCACGCTCTCTCCCATCCGGGAGGGAGCTATTTTTTTGCCCTTCGCCGGTCAGGAGGTATTCGACAGTGGTTTCCAAGTATTCTGAAATTGTCAAAAGGTTTGCCCTTGTAGGGAATGTTTTGCCAGTATTCCATTGAGAATATGCGGCGCTGGAAATGCCGCAGTCATTATAAAACTGCTGTTTGCTTATCTTTTTTTCTTTCAGCAGTTTGTTTATCCTTTGAACGACCTCAGAGCCAGTCAAAATAATACCTCCAAAAATTTGCTAAGAAAATCTTTGCAAAAGTATTGACACGAAGAATTTCTTGGTATATAATCGAAAATGCAAAGGGGATATTAGCAAAACAAAACTAAGCCCCCTGATGCTTAGCGGACTGCGTTTGATATATGGTTTGTTGGCACTTCCTATATTAAACGCTTTCCACTAAGTTGTCAAGTAAAACTTAGCGAATGTTAGGAGGTGAAGTGGTGAACGCCATTGAAGAAGCCAAGACACTCAACAAGGCATATCTCGATGAGTTAAAAAGCTATATGAACGAGGACACACAGAAAAAAGCGTCGGCCATCATGGACATCCTTGAGATCGGAACGCCCAGTATCGCCCACGCCAAATGGATTTTACACGCTTGTGAAGAAATGCTGGATAGATGCTCCGGCTGTTTCAAAACTAAAACGGACGCTGAAAAGTCTTGACTTCCGCCGGTTTGGAGTTTTCGGACATCTCTTGCAGCACTGCTTGATACATCGCAAAGAACTTGTCGTAAACCTCTTTTTCATTCCCTTCAACGCCAGCGAGTTTAGCAAGGGCAACTACAACGGCGCGTTCATTGAGATTATTGAGCACAGCAAACTCCCCTTTCATAACATTAGTCGGTATCAGTATATCAGATAAGCATCAATAGTCAAATAAAACTTAGAAAAGGAGTGTGATTATGGGTTTTAGAGAAGCCCGAGTAAAGGCGGGGCTGTCCGTGACTAAGGTAATGGAAGCCCTTGGCGTTTCAGACGCAGCCATTTATATGTGGGAGAACGGCGTAACGGCACCCAACACAAAGCGGCTGCCGGAGATTGCAAAGCTCTACGGCTGCACGGTGGACGAGCTGCTTAGCGAGAACAAGGCAGATAAGGAGGTGAATTGATGAAGGTCATCATTGAAGGAACCGCAACAGAAATCGCCGCCCTTGTAGTGGCAGTACAAGAGCGGCGCGGTGAAAAGATTTTGATTGACGGCAAAGAAATTAACCGTGCTCTGCCGGGAACTCAGACTGAAACTTAGAAAGAAGTTCCTGATAGATGTTTATGTAGTCAACGAAAATATCAACATCTTGCTTCCTGGATAAGATGTTCAGAGCGACTACAGCAACATCGTGTGCGCGTTTTTCATTGTCGGTCATAATAACACCCCCTTTTAAGCAAATCATACCACAAGAATGGAGGGTGTACAAGACATCCAGACGGAAGAGTGAGGAGGCAAGATGATGAGCCCGCAACAGGTATTATCCTTTGTCAAAGAGTTAAAGGAGAGTACGGACACAAAAGAAGTCGCCAAAATGCTTCACAGTGGGAGCTGGATAGCGATTTGTGCGACCGAGACGGAACCTGTTAAGTTTTCGCTTGGGCGTATCAGGTAATAGAGGAGGCAACACAGTGGCACAGTTTGTACTAAAGCGCAAGTCCAAGTCCTTCCAGCAGGGCGACAGCAACAGCCCGAAGATCCGGGTCAAGCCTGACACCTATGCTCTGCTGACGGTGTGGGCGCAGGAGACGGGATTGCCCATCACTGAGCTAGCGAGGCGGGCGATCAATTTTGCTGCCGAAAACCTGACATGGGCAGACGAGGAATAGAAAAACCCCGCCCGGTGTTGGCGCACTGGACGGGGAGGCGAGAACCGAAAGACACAAAATCAGTTCCATCAACCGCATTATACCACGGGATGGGGCAAAAAGCAAGGAGAGAATGAAAATGACGCTTGAAGATTTGAAACAAATGGATTGCGAAGTCATCACCCCGGCGATTGCGGCACAAATTATCGGCTGCGATCCGCATTATATCCGCATAGCTTCCAGAGACTGCCCCGAGCGGTTGGGGTTTCCGGTTGTTCGATACGGTTCGCGCACAAAAATACCCCGCAGGGCGTTTATTCACTACATGGAAAGGGGCGTACAGAATGTTTGAGGAACAGGACGAAATGCTGGCGGCGTTCCGCCTGGCAGAACAGGAGGAAGAAGAAAATCCCACCCACTGTGCCATGTGCGGAGAAGCGTTTGGGCTGTACAGCGATATTTTCCAGCTTTATAACCTGCATCCTGATATTTGTGAGGAATGCTTTTTGGAGGCGATAAGCGGATATACCGCTAGAGAACTGGCAAGCATGATGAATCTGGAGGTGGCGCGGTTTGCGTAATGCGGAAAAAATCGCTCTGTGCGCGATAAGCGGGATGCTGGCCGTTTCGATTGGAGTCGGCGTCGCCGCTGAAGCGGAAATCCGGCGGATAGACAAGGCAGGAGAAGTCGTATTTGCGGCGGCGGCATCGGAAGCCTCCGCCCCGGCGGACAAGCCCCGCGAAGAACGACTGGGGGAGCCTGAAAAGACAGAACCAGAACCGATAAAGGCCGTCCCCGAAGAGCCGGACGCGCCCCCTGAAAAAGAAAGCCTGGGCGTCTTCACCGTGACGGCCTACTGCGGATGTGAAGCCTGCTGCGGCAAATGGGCCGATGAAAAGGCGACAACCGCCTCGGGTACATACGCGCAAGAGGGGCGCACGGTGGGGGCCGACTGGGAAACCATCCCTCCTGGCACGCAGATTGAAATTGAAAAGGTGGGCCTTCGCACGGTGGAGGACAAGCCGGCCGAGTGGGTGGTTGAAAAATGGGACGGGAAGATTCTGGATCTCTACTTTCAGTCGCACGAAGAGGCTTTGAATTTTGGGGTTGAAAAATTGGAGGTATGGATTGGAGCATGATTGTCTTTCTATGTCATTCTTGCACAGAGTATTTTCAAAACATCTATGCTATCCAATCCTTAAAAGATGTATTTCAAGGGAAATGCTCTTATTGCGGCAGGGACATGCAAGTGATGAGAATTAAAACTATGGAAAAGAAAGGTATACTTCATGACTGAAAAAGAGTACCGCGCCCACCCGGCCATCAGCCGGTCGGAGCTGTGGCGCATACGGGAGTCCCCGGAGAAGTTCAAGTATTACCGGGAGCACCCGCCGGAGCCGACGCCCACGCTGGTGTTCGGGCAGCTCTTTCACAAGATGGCGTTGCAGCCGGAGGGCGTGTGGGATGAGTTCGCGGTCACACCGAATGCGGACAGGCGCACAAAGGATGGCAAAGCGGAATACGCCGCCTTTCTGGAGGGTGCCGACGACAAGACCATCGTAACCGTTGATATGGCACAGCAAGCCGCAGATATGTGTACGGCCTTACATAGTAACGACTTCTGCCGCAAGCTGCTGTCCGGTGCGAAGGAAACGCCGTACTTCTGGGTAGATGAGATGACAGGCATCGAGTGTAAATGCAGATGTGATGTCGTGACAGAAATCAACGGCCTGTCGGTCATCGTAGACTTGAAAAGTACCACCAACGCCAGCACAGACAGCTTTATGCGCGAGGCCGTTAAATACGGGTACGGAATGCAAGCGGCGATGTACAGCGACGGCGTAAAGGTCAATACGGGCAAGGAACACCTTTTTGTTTTCGTCGTGCAAGAAAAAGAGCCGCCGTATGCGGTGAATGTATTACAGGCTGATGCGCCGTTCCTTCAATATGGCTACGATGTTTTCAGAGAGTGTATCGGCGTGTATGCGGATTGCGTTAAGACTGGAGAGTTCTATGGGTATCTGGGTAAGTTCGATACCATCAACACCCTGTCCCTACCAAGTTATTTAGCAAAGGCGGTGGAGTGATGCTTACGCACTTGAGCTTGTTCAGTGGAATAGGCGGTCTTGACTTGGCGGCTGAATGGGCGGGGTTTGAAACCGTCGGCCAGTGCGAGTGGGCTGATTACCCCACAAAGGTTTTAGAGAAACATTGGCCTGATGTTCCGAGATGGCGGGATATACGCACACTTACTGCGGAGGATTTTTATGCACGAACAGGAAAACGAACAGTTGATGTTATTTCGGGAGGATTCCCATGCCAGCCATTTTCCGTGGCTGGAAAGCAAAAAGGTAAAGGGGACGACCGTTACTTATGGCCAGAAATGCTCCGGGTTATCAGAGAACTTAAGCCGCGTTGGGTACTTGGTGAGAACGTACCTGGAATCCTGCGAATTGCCGCTGCCGACGTTGTCACGGACTTGGAGCGTGAAGGATTTGACGTCGTCGTGTTTGATTTTGAAGCTGCGGCTGTCGGCGCAAAACACAGGAGGGAGCGCATCGCATTTGTTGCCAACGCCGAACACAATGGACAGTTTGCCGCCGAAATCGCAAGAGGCATTAACAAGGGAAGCTGTTGTTGCGAGAGCTGGAAGGACATCACCTGCGAATTTAAGGGATGTCGTAAATGTGATGGAGGGCGGTGCTCTCTGGCCGACACCGACAACGGGAGCGAGTATGTGCGGTGGCACGGGAAGCTATCAACAACTAAGGGCTATGGAAAAAGCGGGACAGATCACAACAGAGGAACGCAGGAGTATGGCAGCGGGGAATGGTGGTCAGTTGAACCCGACGTGGGTAGAGGCCATGATGGGATTCCCTTCGTTTTGGACGAAATTGGAGGATTGAGTTTTGAAGCAAAAGAAAGAGCCTGTGAAATTTTGCGAAGCGTGCGGCAAGGAGATGTTTCGGAAGCGGTACAATGGACGGTTGGAAGATTTAACGGTGTTTCTGAAAAGGAAGTTTTGCTCGCTTTCCTGTGCGAATACGAGGAAGGACGTGACGGAAGCAGGATTGAGATGGAGAGCAGAACAACTCCGAAAGGGAACTTGCGAGAATTGTGGCGAACAATCGAGGCTGCACGCTCACCACATCGACGGAGATATTCAAAACAATTTGCCAGAGAATATTCAGACGCTTTGTTTCGATTGTCATATGGCGCACCATCGCTTGTGCCGCAAGCATGGTCTAACGGTTCCTGGGAGGATGGAGTTAAGAGAGTAGCGTCCGGGGTTCCCAACAGGGTGGACAGACTTAAATGCCTTGGAAACGCCGTAGTACCGCAGCAGTTCTATCCCATATTTAGAGCTATCGCAACCTGCGAGACCTAAAATAAGGAGGCACAGTAATGTCAGAAGAAATCATGGCTGCCGAGCAGCAGCAGAATGAGATTTCCGTCATGGAAAAGACGCTGGGCGGCATTGTACCGAACAATGTATGGCAGGACAAGGAGCAGTTTAATCAGCTTCTCCGGGTATCGCAGATGCTCTCTCAGTCCAGCCTTGTACCGCAGAACTATCAGGGCAAGCCGCAGGACTGCTTTATCGCTACGGAGATGGCCACCAGAATGGGTATCAGCCCTCTGTTTGTAATGCAGCAGTTGGCGGTCGTCAAAGGAAAGCCGTCATGGAGCGGTCAGGCGTGTATCGCTATGATTAACAACTGCGGAAAATTCCGTGATGTCAAGCATGTGTACACGGGCAAAAAAGGCACAGATGACCGTGGCTGTTATGTAACAGCTGTTCGTATCGCTGATGGAGAACAGGTTGATGGCACGGAAGTCACCATGACGATGGCGAAATCGGAAGGCTGGATTGCCAACAGCAAATGGAAGAACATGCCCGAACAGATGTTGGGGTATCGGGCGGCAGCGTTCTTTGCCAGAATGTATTGTCCGGAGGCTTTAATGGGTCTGCAAACCGCCGAGGAAGTCATTGACGCCCAGCCGGTACAGCAGAGCGGAGCCACCGAGCTCACGGCGGCGCTGAAGGGGGAGTAGTTAGATGGTGTCGAAGGCCTTGGCGCACACGCTGGGAAGAATGGAAGAATTGATTTCGGATGTAAACACAAAAAACATTGCCAACCATATTAAGTTCGACAGCCTGGACAGTTGGTGTCTTGAATGGCAAATGAGAGCATACACAAATCTGGCTTTTATTAAAAGCGACTTGAAAGCCACCGAACTGACCGCCGCTTTGAAGGGGGAGTGAGAGGATGAAACTTAAGAAAACAAATGTACCACCCAAAAAGTTGGGAGCACTGACAGAACTATGTTTGGAGTTTGTTGAATCAAGTCTTAGCGAGGCGTTGCTCGTAGCTGAAAAAGGAGACCCGTCACGGACACCATATACTCTGTATAACTCGGCAATGTCTGCAATAAGGAGAAATCCGCTGTTGTACGGAAAAGTGCGGGTTGAACTGAGAGGCGCAAATGTTTATTTAAGCAAAGATACCATAGATGTAGACAGCGATGACGTGGAAGAAAATGTGACATTAAAAACTATTGCTAATAAACCATTTGTAAGCATCAGAAAGGCTGCTGAGCTTTCTGGAATCAGCATTTATGCTTGGAGGCAGATGGTTGCAGCAAAAGCAGTTCCATATATTCGGAGCGGAAACAAGTATCTCATTGATTATGATGCTGCAATGAGTTGGGTTAGAGATTCGATGTTTGAAGATATCGCATCTGGAGTGGACAAGAATGCAGAATAAGCTGAAACGCCACCCTGAAATCATCATTAAAAATTACGGAACACGAACAGAAATATTCATCGACGGAAAGTTGGTTTACGGAGCAACGAGTATAAAGTTCGTTCATGAAGTGAATGATCTTCCGTCTTTGGAGTTGCGAGTTACGCTTGGAACGCAAGAATCATAATGGAGGTATAAATATGAGCATGAATTTTATAGCCATCCACGGGCGCTTGACCCGTGACCCAGAAATGCGCACCACCCAGAGCGGCGTGTCCGTGTGCAATTTCACCGTTGCGGTAGACAGTTCCTATTCTCGTCAGGGCGAGGAAAAACAGACGACATTTTTCGATGTTGTCGCGTGGCGCGGCCTTGCAGATATGGTGTCTAAGTACTTTCACAAAGGCAAGGAAATCGTCGTCACTGGCGAGATGCAGTCCCGCAAGTGGCAGGACAAGGACGGAAACAACCGCGTATCGTGGGAGATACAGGCCAACAGCGTGGACTTCTGCGGGAGCAAGGGGGATAACTCCAACAGCGGATATGCACCCGCACAGGCCGCTCCTGACGCCGGTACGGAGGGGTTTGCAGAGATCGAAGATGATGGAGATTTGCCTTTCTAATGGAGGTGCCGCATGAACAGATATGCAACCTATGAGCGCCTGAAGGCCGAGATCGCCCGCACGGCCAAGACCCCGCAGGAGTACGAGCGTCGCGTCAGGGCGCTGGCGAGGAAGTTGGGGATATGACCATCTACCGCGACACCCGCGACAAGGCGGGCAAGCACGACAATGTGGACAACTACCTCTTGAAGTGCGGACACGAGATTGTTTGTCGCAAGCTGGATGTCGGTGATGTGATGGCCGAGGGTGTCCCCGGGGTTTCCATAGACCTGAAACGAAACCTCGGGGAACTCTCCAAAAACCTGATGAACCGAACTGACCACAGCAGATTTTATAAGGAAGTCCGCCGCGCCCGTGAGCAGGGCATCAAACTCTACATCCTCTGCGAACACGGCGGCAAGGTCAAGTCCATACAGGATGTCGCCCAGTGGTCGGACAAGTACAGCGGCGTGAGCGGGCGGGCGCTGATGGAAGCCATCTATCGCTGCCACATCAGCTATCAGGTAGAGTTCATCTTTACGAACAAGCGCAGCACCGGACGGCGCATTATCGAAATCCTGACAGGAGAACCATAATGGACTATGCGGCGATCATCAAAGAAATGCTGTCAACGCCGGAAGTATTTTCCTTTTACGGCTTTCATCGCAACAGGGGCGGATTCATCTGTTGCCCGTTCCACAACGAGAAAACCCCTTCAATGAAGGTTTATGACGGCTCGAGAGGCTTTCACTGCTTTGGAGGCTGCGGCGCTCATGGGGATATCGTCGATTTTGTGCAGCGCTTATTTGGCCTTTCCTCAAAAGACGCTCAATCAAAATTAAACGATGACTTCCACCTTGGCCTTCCTATCAACAGTCAGATAGACGAGGACCAGCGCCGCCAGCTTCGGAGAGAGGCAGATGAACGCCGGCGGCAGAGAGAGACCGTCAGAAAAGAGCGTGACAGGCTCTACAAGGCTTACGATGACGCCCTGGCTGAGTGGATAAGGTTAGACCGCCAGCGCATAAAATATGCGCCTACAGGCCCGCTAGAGGCGTTTGATGACTGCTATGTGGAGGTGCTGCAAAAGATTGACTACGCTGCATATACTCTGGACGGCGCGGAGATGGCGCTTTATGAATTTGAACACAAGGAAAAATAATTATTACGGGGGCGTGATATGGCAAATGAAATTATGATACCGGACTTCACATTGGAGGAATATGAAGACTCCGAAGCCCCATTTGCATGGCTCTACCAGCACAAGGACAACAAATTCCTTCTTAGGCAGCTCACCAATAAGTTGAAGAAAAAAGCCGGTGCGGTCGGATATCAAGGGTTTGTGGCGGCATTTGAGGCTTACTGCGAAAGCAGGAGTACAAAAGGAGGAGTGCCGGCGGGCCGATCGATCGACTTTGATGGCCAGCCATTAGACCTTGATTCTGCTGGGTACATCTGCGATGAAAAGGGTGTCCGGGTTCTGGACAAGTTCGGGTATGAAATGACAGTCTGCCCTCACCCCATCCTGCCAATCAGACGTCTTGTCAATGTGGACTCCAACGAGGAACGGATGGAGATTGCCTACAAAAAGGGAGCGTATTGGCGGACAATCATCGTTGAGAAGGACGTTGTCTCCTCAAGCAGCAGTATCCTGAAACTGGCCTCTTATGGCATCGTCGTAAACAGCGAAAACGCAAAAGCTTTGAGCACATACCTGTTTGCTGTGGAACAGGAGAATTATCAAGCAATTCCTGAAAAGCGTTCTGTTGGGCGGTTGGGCTGGATTCGAAATCACGGTTTTTCTCCATATCTTGGAGAGCTTGAGTTTGACGGGGATTCGACCTACAAGCACATATTTGCGTCTGTTCGGCAATCCGGGAAACGAGAAAAATGGATCTCCGCCATGAAGAAAGTCAGGGCAGAAAAAACGGCGGGCAGGATATTTCTTGCGGCATCGTTTGCCTCGGTCATCCTAGAGCCGTGTGGGCTTCTTCCATTCTTTGTCCACCTGTGGGGAGGACAAGGAACGGGCAAAACCGTAAGCCTGATGATTGCCGCCAGCGTGTGGGCATGCCCCAAATTGGGCGAGTACATATCCTCCTTCAACAGCACGGACGTCGGGCAGGAGATGACCATATCTTTTCTGAACAGTATGCCGCTTTGTATGGACGAACTTCAGATTCAGGCCGCATCCGGCGTTCGTGAATTTGACAAAATGATTTACAAACTAACCGAAGGCTTTGGAAAAGTGCGCGGCGCGAAGGCCGGAGGGCTGCGGCAGACCGCAACTTGGCGCAACTGCATCCTGACAACGGGCGAGCACCCGATCCTGAATGCCAATAGCATGGGCGGCGCGTCTGTCCGTGTTATTGAGATCGAGTGTGCCGACAAGGTGTATTCCGATTTGGTGGGTCTCTGTGCAGCCATCAATGAAAACTATGGCTTTGCCGGTCAGGAGTTCGTCGAATACTTGCAACAGGAAGGAATGACGGAACGGGTCAACGCCCTTCAAAAAGAGATATACAGAGAACTCTTGACCATCGGAGAGGACAAGCAGGCCGCCAGCGCATCGGCGATCATAGCAGCGGACAGGATCGTGACAGACCTGATCTTTCAGGACGACAACGCTCTGACGGTCGAAGACATGTCCGCTTTCCTGACAAAGAAAGAAGACATCAACGCCAATGCCAGGGCGCTTGAGTACATCTTTGAGCTGGTGGGCCGCAACCCCATGCACTTCCGGCCAAACGATTTCGGGGAGTACAGGAGCGAGGTGTGGGGTAGGGTTGAAAGGGACTGTGTTTATATCATCAAGTCCGTATTTGACCGGGAACTGTCCTTTGCAGGGTTCAACAGCACTTCGTTTTTGTCGTGGGCGAAGCGAAGCGGACATCTTGTTTGTGACAAAGATAGAAACAGGAATACCAAAAGGACGCGAATTGGCGGGAGCTTGGTGAATACAGTCTGTATATTGTTGTCGGATAACCAGAAAGTGTCCTTTGAACAGGAAATTTCCGATGTTGAGGGCGGTCTTCCGCTGTAGTTTGTTCACACGTTCACACTGTTCACACAAAAAATAACAATCTCTATATAGGGAAATGTATGTGCGTCGTGAGATAAAAAAATACACCACTGATGTCCTTCGCGCGTAGAGCAAAAATCTGTGTGAACTGTGCGAACAGTGTGAACAGGAAGCAGAAAAGCCCGTAAAATCGGCGTTTTTGCGTTCCCACAACTGTTCCCACAGATGATTGGAGGTGTGAACAGATAGAGCGAAAAGAATACCTAGAGTGGTGCCGGGACTGCGCGGTGCTGCCGCAGGGGATGTTTGGTATCAGGCAGAACGTGCCGGACAACAGGAAAGTCGTTTTTGACGGCATTACGTACTATCCGCAGGGATATTTGCTGGAGTTTGATGAGCAAGGGTTGGTGATACATACAGCTATTTTACATGACTTGACAAAAAACGCTATAGTTTATTGCCCACTGCATAAAGTTGGGAAAAGATAGAAAGAACATGCTTTGGTAAAGGAGGTTTAGGTTTCTATGAAACACCGGCTTTATATGGCTGTCACGGCCGATGAATACGAGCTGCCGATAGTCGTGGCGGGAAGCCCTTTGGAGCTTGCGGGGCTGATAGGCAAGGCAAAATCGACCATTTCGCCGGCCATCTGCAAAAAAATGGTGCTGCGGGTGTTTGGAGAACGGGCGCGGATTGTTCGGGTGGGATGCGAGGAGGAGGAAGCGGATGGCAAAGAAGGAGGCAATGTGTATGGGGCTGATTGATGCGGATGCTTTGTGCAGGCGATGCAGGGAAAGCGGCAGCAAATGCACAGGAAATGCGTGCGAAATACCAACCATGCCCACCATCTCCCCCGACAGCCTTGTGAAGCGGGGGCGGTGGGAAATGTCGGTAGAAAGCAAGCTGGACGCACACACGGGCGAGTATTGGGAAGAAGAATATTACAACTGCCTTGAATGCGATTATGCAAGCGATTGGAAGTCACCGTACTGCCCGAACTGCGGGGCTATGATGGAGGATTGAGATGGAGAGATTGACAGATAGAGAGATAGAGTGCATGACAGAATTTTGCGAAGCTACAGGTTGCGTGAATTACGAGTGCGAAGGGTGTATCAGCTATCAGCGATACCAGCGCCTCGCCCACTACGAGGATCTGGAGGAGCAGGGGCGGTTGGTGGTGATGCCTTGCAACATTGGCGATGAACTGTGGCTCAATTACGAAGGAAAAGCACACAGGATGAGAGTGCAAGGGGTATCTGTTTCAGCGAGAGGTAATGACACAATTTTACACTTTGGAGGATATCCGATTGCAACCGCTTGGGGGAGCGACCTCGGCAAAACCGTTTTCCTCTCCCGCCCCGAAGCCGAAGCCGCCCTCGCCGCAAGCAGGAAGGAGGGTGGAGAGTAGTGCTGAATGAGATAGATGCCGAGTGGGTAGAACGGTGCAAAGAAAGCCCGGACAAATATAAAATCATGGTAGACGTAGACAATGATGGCTTGTGGGTAGAAGAAGTTGGCGGTGACAGCGTTATGCACGATTTTGAGGAATACGGGTACGAGTTTGCGAAAAGCCTGTTAGAGCACATAGGCTGCAGTGTTGATTTTGTATAGGAGGCCGCGCCATGAAATTCAAAGACATAACAGCGTGGGAGCTATTCAGCCTTATAACATCTGTGTGGTATGGAAAAGAGTATTACTTCATGGAGCCGTCAGGTGTGGTCTATAGCAGAACGTCCTGCAAGAATTTAACGCAGGAACAGGCTTTGCACGAGTTTCTGGATGCTATTGGAGGGGATGGCGCAGATGGAGCAGCGATTGCGGGAATTGATGCAGACATGTTCCCGTCTATTCGCACCGGCCAGTCCGTCAAGCTCTCCGACATAGTGGGAGGTGACGCATGAATATTGCGCAATACCCAAACCTGCTGAATCTGCTGGCTATCAAGGCCGCTATGAAGCCTGATGAGCGGATCGTCTGCACCAATGCGACTGTCATCGTGGACAGTAACGACAGAATTTCATATTTCAGGAATGATACGCCGGTGTGCATGATTGGGGAGGAGGAAGATAGTGAAGATAACAATGATTGAGTATCCGACAGAGCAAGATTGGATGGCCGTCAAACAGCGTGCACTTGTTACTGCTGGTCTGAAGGTAAAGACGCCGCCGGATAGGGAATGGAAAGAGTCTATTCTTAATGGCAGACACAGCCCCATCAGAAGACTGCGATTTTCTTTTCTGATGGAAGAAATTCCGTCGTGGGTGTCGGTGCATTTGGTGCGCCATGTACACGCACAGCCCTATGTGAAGTCCCAGAGAAACGACCGTCAGAAAGACTACGATCGAAACAAAGCACCACAGGATGCACCGGTCAATATGATCTGGGACATGAATGGGGAAAGTTTGATGAATATTGCAAATAAAAGACTCTGTTCTGCCGCCAGTGAGGAAACACGCGCCGTGGTGCAGGAGATGTGCAACCAGGTCGTTGCCTTTTGCCCGGAGTTTGAGAAGTTCCTTGTCCCGATGTGCGAGTGGCAGGGAGGGATCTGCCGGGAAATGAAACCGTGTGGGAGGTGTCCGACGGAATGAACAGTGCCGACTTTAACAACTACTTGGAACAGCAGCTTCAGACATCCCGCAATGTTTTGACCGCCAAAGCCAAGGAATACGCCACCGCAGACCGGTTGCACAACTTTAAGGTTGCCGCCGCCTTACAGGGAATGACACCCATACAGGCACTTGCGGGCATGATGGCGAAGCACACAGTCAGTGTTTATGATATGTGCTGGTCTGGGGAGGAGTACTCCATCGAACTTTGGCAGGAGAAGATCACCGACAGTATCAATTATTTACTGCTTTTGAATGGATTGGTGCGCGAACATGAAAAAGAAAACCAACCCACGTAACCGGCCGGTCTCGCAGGCCGACGTGAACCGCGCAAAGCATGAGGCCACCAATGAGGCCATCAAGCGTATTTGCTATCTGATGCTTTATATCCTGATAGAGAAACACGATGTGCTATACGAAGACATTCAGCAGCTTGCGGAGGAAGTAAACTACTACGCTGACAGCATTACACAGGGATATGTGACCTGGAAGGACATTGAGCATGTGGTGGTGGATGAGTATGACGTGAGATTGCCGTGGTGAAAACACGAAAGGAGTGTGTTCAGCAATGAAAGTGAAGCTTGAACCTGGCGCAAAAATGCCAACCAGGGCGCACGACTCTGATGCAGGGTACGACCTGTACGCAATGGAGACGCAGATCGTCTCCGCCAAAGAGAGCGCGGTTTTCGATACCGGCGTACATATCGCGCTGCCGGAAGGACACGCGGGACTGCTGGTCAGCAAAAGCGGCATGAATGTGAAGCACGACATTACCAGCACGGGCTTAATTGACGCCGGCTACACAGGTTCCATCAAAGTGAAACTCTACAACCACGGCGGCTATGACTACCGCGTGGAGGCGGGCGACAAAATCAGCCAGATTGTGATTATCCCCGTCAGGACGCCGACGCTTGAACTGGTGGACGAGCTGGAAGCTACCGAACGAGGCAACGGCGGGTTTGGGAGTAGTGGGAGGTGACAGTTCATTGAGCATTAACGAAGGCCTTTTTACCAGCAAAACTGACTTATGGGAAACGCCACAGGATCTATTTGACAAACTCGACGATGAATTTGGTTTTGACCTTGATGTGTGCGCCCTACCAGACAATGCAAAGTGCAGCGTCTATTATACCCCGGACGATGACGGACTGTCAAAACCTTGGACGGGTATATGCTGGTGCAACCCGCCTTACGGAAGGCAGATCGGTTCATGGGTGCGCAGGGCGTGGTTGTCATCCGCAACGGGGAATACCGTGGTGATGCTTCTCCCTGCCAGAACTGACACGCGGTGGTTCCATGAATATATCTACCAAAAAGACCGGGTGGAGATTCGTTTCCTTCAAGGAAGATTGAAATTCGGAAATTCAAAAAACAGCGCCCCATTTCCGTCAATGGTGTGCGTATTCAGACCGATGGAGGTGACAACTTGAAAGACGACGAAATGATCGAACAGGGGAAAGAAGTGGCGAAGAGGAAAACTATTCTGCTATCTGAAAAAGGAGGCGATGTATATGGATGTAAGAGTTGAAACGATAACCCCAGAAAAGGCGGAAAAGTATCTTGAACGCAACATCAGCAATTATCGCAAGCTGGAAACCCATAGGGTAGATTCTTACGCAAAGGATATGAAACATGGAAGGTGGGAGCTAAACGGGGAGAGCATAAAATTCAATCTTGATGGAGAGCTGACTGATGGGCAACACAGGCTGAAAGCCATCATAAAGGCAAATGTTCCTGTTCAAATGCTCGTTATTCGGGGGATAGAAAATGGAATTTCGCTTTACGATATAGGGAAAAATCGCACTATGTTTCAAATTGCGACCGCCAGCGGAATTAAAGAAAACGTGCGTGACAATGCAGTGCTTGGTGCGGTCTCTATTCTCTTGTCAAATGATTTTGGAAGTCAAGCGCCAGCGAAGGGCGATGTGATTGGTTACATTAAGAAACATCAAGAAGAATTTGCACAAGCATTGTCTATTGTACGAAGCGGAATGAACAAATCTGCTCCTGCGAAGAAAGCCCCCGTTCTTTTAGCAATCTACTGTATGACAAGATGTGGTGTCGATATTTCTGTTTTGTCGGATTTTTGTTTTGTAGTGAACAGTGGATTTCCGATGGAGAATAGAGAGTCTACAGCGGCTATTGTTCTCAGAAACTTTTTGCTTGGAACAACAACTGTTGCGCCGAGGAACTTTCTTGAAAGGAAGAGGATGCAATATTCTTCCGCTTGTAGCGCTATCAACGACTTTCTTCTTGGCAACAGCCGCAGGCAGATGTACCGCTATGATGAAAAAAACATGAAGTACATAAATTCAGTAAAAAAGATGGACGAGCTTGAATAAGTGAGGTGAAAGATTGAAAGACAAAGACCTTGTAGACGCTGGAGAGAAGTATGTGCGCCAGAAAATGAAACCACGGGGTGGGAGGTGATTATTTGGAGAAGCACAAAATTATAAGCGAGTGGCAGTTTGCGGAGATGAACAAATGTGATGTGGCGTATTATACGGACGCTATGCACAAATATATGCTTGAACACGGAGATGTTCTTGAAGATGAAGAAACCGTGAGAGATATTCTTAGCCACTTGCCTTTACCTAAAGTAGTTATTTCTCTTTCAAAATTTTCTGAGGTTGATTTTGTCCATCCAACCCTCTTGTCTGTGAATAATTTTGACGGGAAATGGATTTCGATGTCCTTTAATACTGGGTGTCAAAAAGACTTTTGCATAGAGCGTGAAGTAATGGTATCCGTTCCGGACGGCGAAATTATTAGTAAAGCTGTCGGAAAAAATAAAGAATACTATGGAGATAAAATTGAAAGTGGCGCTTGGTGGGTATTTTTCTTTGCATTTCTGATGTTCAACAAACTTATTTGTGATGACCTTTGCGCTCTGGATTTAGAAGAAAAAATCGTGAAGCGAAGAAGCAACGCTAAAAAATGTAAAACTAAAAAACAGAGAAGCGTTATTCGTCATTACAAGTGCTACACGCTAAAGCGAGATATTGAACCGAGAATTGAAAGACCAGCTCGCTCCATTTCATGTCCGTGTTGGAGCGTAAGAGGACACTTAAGGCATTACGCATCAGGAAAAGCCGTATTTATTAAACCGTATATAAAGGGCAAAGAAAGATTTTCTGGAAATATCATTAGCAAGGAACACAAATTCTTTCCGGAGGTGAAAGACGATGGACAAAAATAGGCAAGAATGGGAGAGGATGTCACTGGAACTTTTGCTCCTTAGTATGCTTAACAGTAAAATACTTTGCGATCACGAGTACAATCGTCTGATGGACAAAAAGAGATGGGACAAGCTTTTCAGAATAGATAACATTATCATGGTTCTCAGGTCTGGGTGTGAGGACAGAATGGCTCAGAAGATGGGGACATGGAGCACACACACTTTTTACCCCATAGACAGAACAGCATTGGAAGAAAAACTGGAAGAGCTTAGAGCGTGGGTTCGTGAGGAAGCAATTAGGAAAGCAAAAGCCATGAGCGAGAACGGAGAATATATATGAACGCAGATAAAATCGTGAAATCTTTAGTGGACGCAGACACTTATGAAAAAACCTGTGTCAACTGTGCTTTTAATCCGGACAATGGAACCGATATGTGTTTTGCGCCGTGGACGGATGGCACAATGGAAGATGACGATATAGACCCATGCTATGAGGGCGTGTACCGTTACATAACAGGTAAATCAGAAAAACACCTTGATAAACTGATATGTTCCGGTAGAAGTGGAGTGTGGATTAGGGACAAAGGAAAAGAAATGAGGTGTGTTGATGAAAGACGATGAGATGATTGATAACGAAACCGCAACGCAAATTGTACGGCGAAAGAGAAACCGCCCAGACCTCGCAAACTTCGGTCAAGAGGGCGTCGAGAAAGGCGACAACTCCCGTTATCTCCGACACGCCCTTGCGACTTTGAACCTGCCGCCTATTGATATTTCCGACGACAAACAGGTGGGTGAGCGCATTGACTGGTACTTCCAACACTGTATGGAAAACGATATGAAACCGACTGTTATGGGCCTTTGTAATTCGTTGGGGATTAGCAGGGATACCATCAACAACTGGAATAGAGGGGATACGCGAGCCTCGACACATTCTGACCTGATAAAAAAAGCGTACAGTTTGTTGGAGGCTTTGTGGGAGGACTACATGATGAACGGGAAGATTAACCCCGTCAGCGGCATCTTCCTCGGACGCAACCACTGGCACTATCAGGACAAGATCGACCTCGTAGTCACCCCGCAAATGCCCCTCGGCACCGACTCCGACCCGGCAGAGTTGCAGAAGCGCATAACAGGTTCAGTTGTGGAGGAGGATGAGGGATGAGCGAGGAACTTTGGCGCGATGTCCCGGACTATGAAGGACTATATCAGGTGAGCAACTTTGGCAAGGTGCGCAAGGCTGACGGGACTTTGATGCAAGGCAACCTCAACTCTTACGGGTATCATGTGGTTAGCCTCACAAAACATGGCAAAAAGAAGGACAAGAAAGTCCATCGACTTGTGGCAATGGCCTTTGTGCCTCCGATCGCTGGCAAGGACTTTGTAAACCACAAGGACGGAAACAAGGTCAACAACTATGCCGGGAACTTGGAGTGGTGTACTAGGGGAGAAAACAACATACACTCTATAGAAGTCTTGGAAACACCCAGGAACTCTTGCCCGGTCTGGCAACTTTCAAAAGACGGGCAACTATTAGGACTTTTCGTCAATGTAGCGACTGCTGCACGGGTAGTAGACGGAAACGCTATGATGATCTCCGCTTGCTGCCGGGGAACTGCTCAAAGTGCATACGGTTACTGCTGGCAGTACGCACCAAACACCAAGACAAAACGCCTTGTAACGCTCCAGCGCATAGACGCAATGAGAATTAGCGCTGAGCGACTACAGGAGCAGGCCGCAAAGCTGGAAGCGGAACTATAAGCACAACAAAGCCCCGCCGATCCGAAAGGAAAGGCGGGGTTGTTCTTGTATATAGAGATATTGGTTTATCTATCTTTTTATCTAAATAATTATAATTCCCCTTTTATTATATCACGACTTTAAGAGAAGTCAAGGACTATTGAGCAACTTTCCCAAAAACTTTCATCAACTTTCAAAAACTCCCCCGACTATGCCGGAGCTGGTGCCTCTGACCGTGCCTTGGTGGGTACCGGTGGCTGGGTGTTGCCCTTCAGAGGGGCAAATGTCGGAGGCTACCCGCACGGATCCGGCCCCGGTGGAGGCTGTCGGCCCCTTCCCTTTTGCCTTTTTGGTGGCCGCCGTAGGCGGGACAATGCCGGAAATGCCCGTAAAGGCCACTAGAACGCGCTACACGGCGTTTTTGCGGCGTGGGTATATCCGATGTAGGGTAAAGCGAAAAATCGCTCTTACGTGCCTTAAAATGCGAAATAGAGGGCATCCCAATTTGCCCTTGTGTTTGCGGCGCTGGACATTGGCGAAAAAACCGGCCTTATTTGCCGTTTTGGCGGCCTCTGGCGCGTTGTAAGGGTACGGGCCATATAGGGACAAGAAAAAGCCCGCCGGATTGCTCCAACGGGCGTTAAGGGGCTTGTATTAGCTTCTCTTTGCACATTCCAGAATTACCATCACGGGAAGTAATGCGATGAATAGCAGAATCATTGTCTTTCCTCCTTATGCAATCAAAAACCGGCGTGTTGTGGTGGTTTTGGTGTACTGCGCTGCAATATCGGGCAGCACCTTTTTTAGGGCTGTTGTGTCCAGTCTGGAGCTTGTGACGGCCTTGTATGTAACCTTCCAATCGTTCCCGCTCAGCGTATCCACCTGCGCGGCGTCCATGTGCTGCTTGATATCGTCCTGTATGGCTTCAATCTCACCGGAAAGCTCTTCCTGAAGGCGCTTCAGTTCCCGCAATTCGCGGATTTTGGCGGAGAGTTCGTTTTGGCTCATTTGCTTTCCCTCCTATTCCACATAGCTTGTACAATGTGCCTTTGCTGTGCATATCCCGGATCAATCCCGGCGATACATTTTGTGCAGAACACGCGCCAACGCGGCCCGGCTGCATGTTCGTATTCTTCATAGATAATTTCATCGTTCCCGCAAAACGGACAGGGCGCAAGCTCTAAATCTGTATCCTTTTCAGGCTTCCAAAATTTGATAGTGTTTTCTCCCATTGTTTACGCCTCCTCCCTGATGTACTCGTCATAATAGACGGCCTCCAGAGTAGCGGCCACGACGCGGCGGGTTGCAGCGTTAAAAACGATGTGCCACGCGGTAGGGCTTGCAAATTCGCGGGAGTACTCTTTCGCGGCGGCTTCTGCTACATACTCCCACGCCTTGACGGCCTTCTCTTTGTTGTACTGGCCTTTTCTGGCCTTGCGCTTGAGGCTTTCGACGGTGGGCATAGTGCAGCGGTCATAAATGCGGCGGGTGTTTTCGGTGTAAAGCTCCAGCTCCCGCGCGGCTTCAATATCAACGGTAGTTTTCATTATTTTTGCTCCTCCTCTTGATTTGGAGGGCGAAAGGCTGTATAATTAGCCTTGCCCTAGTTGTTGTGGTTTGCTTCGACTGGTGCCCCGCTCCATTAACCGGCTGCAACCGGGGAGCGGGTTTTTTAATTTTACTTTGATAGTCCCAAGCGAATCAGCCTTTTAAGTTCTGTTTGCTTGGCTTTTCCTTCAACTGCTGCCAGTATATCGGCATCGGTTTTTTTATTCAGCTTTAAGCCGATAAAGGTAGTGTTTTCTTTGTCGTATCGCTCTTGCGGGCTTTCTTTCCTTATCTCGATATTATCACCGCCTTTTAAGGGGTGGGGCCAGTTTCCCGGCCCCTTGCTGCGCCTTAGTCCTCAAGCGTGGCCTGCATATCTTTTAGAAGTTCCTCAAGCAGCGCCTGCTTTTTGTTGGGGTCGCTTTCGGCCATGATTCTCTTGATAGAGGTTATAACCATTCTCAGGAATCCGCCGAATTGCTTGTCAGTCTGTCCCATTGCTGCGGCCTCCTTTCCTTTAGGATGTATTAAGTATAACATAGGTTTAACTTATTGTCAATGCCTTTTTGCAAAGTTTTTTTATTTTCTTTTGCCCTGGGCTTTTGCCTGGGGATTTTGTTTCGTCTACCTCCTGCCCGGTGTATTTGTAAGGCGTTCCCCTGACATTATTTATTATATCAGGTTTTTTATTTATGTCAATACCTTTTTTGCAGATTTTATAAATAATTTTCCTGATACACTTGCGAAACTGATTATATGTATATTAAGGTACACCTTTTTATACATAATAATATATGCTGTGCTGCACTGCTCGCCATAATTGGGATAATTCACGCCAGCCGATGCAGATACCGCCGGGGGATATGGGGCAGCGCAGGCGGGCGGGGTTAGCCGTTCTACCACCGAAGCAAAGAAAAAGGCTTATAAAAAATAATAAAGAAAACTCTTGACAAGATAAATCCTGATATGGTATAGTGTGTATGAAAGGAGGTGCAGACATGGCGAAGGGTTATACGGCGCAGGAGGCAATCTTATCCTTGATGGCAGATAAGGGTCTCACCAATGCGGCTATCAGTAAGATGCTGAAGGTGACGCCGCAGACGATGTATGAGCGGCTTCACAAGAAGAAGGGGATGCGGGTTGATACGCTTTGCGGGATGCTGGCTCCTTTGCAGTATAAGGTTGTTATTGTTCCTGCAAGCAAGACGGTAAGTGCTGGGGAGTTTGAGCTAAAATGAGCAGATATTTTTTGACAAGAGTTTCAAGCAAAGACCAGAACCTCGCCCGTCAACTCGCGGTAGCCAGAGAGAGGTTCGATATACCAGATGAAAATGTATTTTGCGATAAGGCAAGTGGTAAGGATTTCAACAGGCCGGAGTATCAGCGGTTAAAGTCCATCGTCAAAGCCGGGGATGAAGTTATTGTAAAAGAATTTGACCGTTTTGGGCGCAATAAGGCTGAAATGAAGGTTGAATTAGAGTGGTTTCGGCAACACGGCGTAATTCTGCGGATACTCGATATACCGACAACACTTATTGACTTTCAGGAACAGACTTGGATACTTGAAATGATTAACAATATTTTGGTTGAAGTTATGGCCTCTATTGCCGAGCAAGAACGCAAGAAAATCCATCAGAGACAGATTGAAGGAATTGCGGCTATGCCGGTTGAAAACGGAAAAAAGAAGTCGAGCAGAACAGGTCGGTTTACTGGCAGGCCACAAGGCGAATATCCCGATTTCGAAAATTTTTTTTCACAAAAAAAAGACGGTTTAATTTCCGTCAAAGACGCTTGTGAGCAGATGGGTATTAGCCGAAGTCAATGGTATAAGTTGGCGAAAAATATGTGAAAAGGCCAACATGAACCAATATTAAAGGAGGACGATAAATAAAGAACAGCTCACCGCAAAAGGGGTGGGTATCAGATACCTACTCCTAAAAACTCAGTAGCCGTCACTTTGACGGTAACTGAATACTTAATAAAAATGACAGGAGGTCAACATGGAAAACGAGAAGAAGGAACCGATGGAGATTATCTTATCCAAGGATGTCAACGGCGCTTTGGTGGATGGGTACTTCGAGGACGGACAGGCGTGGTATACGAGATCGCAGATCGGCGAGGCGCTTGGGTACTCAAATCCGTTAACGGCAATTAAGAATATCCATCAGAGGCATAAAGAGCGGCTCGACAAGTTTTCAAGGGTGGCTCAAATTGAGCTACCCTCAGGAGTGCAGGAAGGGTATGTGTATAACGTTCAGGGTGTGTTTGAGATTTGCCGTTGGAGCAAACAGCCGGTAGCCGATGCCGTTATGGATGGCCTGTACGCTATGGCAGAGGAAGTAATGCGAAAGGGCTACTACTCCGCACTGCCCGATGAGGTGCTTGTGCAGAAGGTTGTGGAGAACGCAAGCGACAAGGAAAAATTACGCTCTGTAATAATTCCGGCGTTGAGGGATGCGGATGTGCGTCAGGGAGACCTTGTGATAGAATACATGGGGCTTACTATGGACGAGGCCGCAAGCAACGCAAAACTTGCAAAGTGGACAATGGAAAACGAACAAGCAAAATTTATTATGCGGAACTGGACGGTTAAGTATACGGTTGAAGATTTACCGGAGCAATATGGAAACCGGCATAGCAGACTTGCGGCCGTTACAAAGTGTCACAAAAATCCGAAGAACTACGGACAGTTTGCTAAATATTGTGGGAAAGTCTACTTTAATCGGATTGGGTACTTTGCAGTTATCGATTACATGGTAAAGCAAGGGTACATCGACAAGGAAAAGGCAGAGGAATGGAAACATAATGTGAAGTGGGGAAAATAAAAAAGAGCCGCAACACTGAGCGCCGACAAAACGAACAGTGTTACGACCCGACCACCCGAAACCGAAGCAACGGAGGCTGAGATAATTATAGCCTCTTGTGGAGAAACAGTCAATACCGTCAAATAACCGTCAAAGCTGCATGTGAGTCTATGGGCATCAGCCGGAGCCAGTGGTACAAGCTGGCGAGGGGAGCGTAGGCCGCCAAACAAAAAGGCACGGGAGGATGAACGGATGTGCTTGAACGAGCATGGGAGCAATTTAAGGCCGATATTGTAAAGGAAACGCCCGTTAGACAAATTTATTCTGCCTTGGTCTGGGCGGCGGAGAAGCTTACAAGATGGTTTGGATAACGACCACCCCTCGCTCTTGCAGGGGTGAGGAGAGGATAGGAGGGGATTGATTGACGGGAAAGTATCACAACGAGAT